AACCGTCATTATTAATTCTTTAGTTAATTCTTTATATATGCGTTATGCGTATTATACGATTGCTGAAGAAGACGGTTGGTGGAGAATACCGGCATTTCGAGAAGTTGTTTCATTGATGACGTATGGCGATGATAATATTATGACTGTGCGGAAAGGATATGGTGCGATTAATCACACTCGTATTGCTAAAGTGTTTGAATGTATGGGGATTAAATACACGATGGCCGACAAAAATGCGGAATCGGTACCATATATTCATTTGTCTTCGGCCAGTTTTCTTAAACACTACGCTGTGTGGGATGATGAACTTAATTTGTATCGTAGTCCATGTGAAGAAAGCACCATCGCTAAAATGTTGCACACGCATTTAAAGAGTGGCATACTGTCGATGGAACAGTCATCAGCAGAGGCCATTAACAATGCTGCACTCAAATATTTTGAGTTTGGGCGCGATGTGTATGAAGAAAGGAGAAAACAATTGTTGGAAGTTGTTTGTGATGCTGGTTTATCGGGATATGTAAGTGATTTACCCACATATGATGAACGATTGAATTGGTATTGTGAAAAATTTGGATTGGCCAAGTGCAATTGATCATTTGGCTTCGTCCTGAACATGACGTTAAAATGGTTCTCACCTGCAGGTATGTGGTGGTAAAGTTAAATAATCCCGTCATAAGTAGGGACCACAAATTTTGTTAGTTATTTCTGTCTGCAGATTATGTAGGAAAATTATGACGTAGACGTAGTCTTAGTACTAAGCCCGTATTTACGGGAGATTTTGTCAATCTAAAACAGAAATTATCCGGCGTGCTGTGAGGCCAGTACGAATGGAGACATGTTAAATGGACCTCAGTCGAATTAAAATGACAGAAAAATATGGCACTAATGTGCCCTCCGTTGTCGATGGAGAAAATTTCGATAGGGGCGTGGCGTTGGGTCGCGCTCCATCCTTTGATATTGCCAATCTTTTGATGGAGATTAAAGCACTTAAGAAGGAAAATAAAACGTTGCGATGTTCGCTTGCGCGAAAATATAGTCATTGCGATAAGTTGAGAACCGAAATTGAAATGTATAAAGCGATTGTTATCGATTTGGACAATGATGTTTTGGATTCTCAAAGTGGTATTGCGGCCACAAATAGTGAACCAGGATTGTCGGTCAGCGAATCTGCTCCAATGGTTAAGGAGCAAATTACGGCATTTGCTGATCAGGATGCTGGATGGACGACCAGCGTCCATGGTGAATATGATGCAACCCGTGATGCAGTTGAAGCTGGTGATTCACATTTAGGTGATTTTTTGTCTCGCCCTATACGGCAGTCCGTACAGTCTTGGGTGGTTAATCAACCTTTTTTTTATCAATTTAATCCGTGGAAGGAATTTATCGAAAACCCTTTCGTAGCGGATAAGATTAAGAATTATGAATTGTTGCGTATGAAACTGCATTGCAAGATGGTTATTAGCGGTACCAAGTTTCATTATGGTCGCGCTTTGGCCAGCTATAACCCATTGTCCGGTTTGGATCAGGTTACTGTAGAGAGAAATTTCATTTCATTAGATTTAATACAAGCTTCTCAAAAACCTCATTTTTTCTTAAATCCAACTAAGAATACTGGAGGTGAGCTGTGTATGCCTTTTTTCTGGAATCAGAATTATCTTTCTTTGTCTGATCAGCAATATAACGACATGGGTGAGATTACTGTTAAATCGTTTTCCAATTTGAGACATGCAAATGGTGGCGATGATCCTGTTACTATTACAATTTATTTGTGGGCTGAGGATGTTGTTTTGACGATGCCTACTCAATATCAAGTGCCACTTTCGGCACCTTTGAAATCCCAAGCCGGAAAAAGGAGTCTTAGCCAGAAGAACAAGAAAAATTCTATTACAACTAATGATGAGTATGGCACAGGAATTATATCTAAGCCTGCAGCGTTAGTTGCCAAAGCGGCTGGTGTTTTGTCAGAAATGCCAATTATTCGCCCGTATGCGTTAGCCACTCAGATGGTTGCGGAGAAGGTTGGTGAAGTTGCGAAAATCTTCGGGTATTCCAGGCCTTCGGTTGTGTCTGATATTCAATTGTATAAACCCAATCCCACGGGCAATCTTGCGAATGTAGATGCTGCTGATGCGGTTCATAAATTGACATTGGACAGCAAAGCTGAGCTTACTATTGATACGCGAGTTGCTGGACTTGATGGTGTTGATCAAATGGGCATTTTAGATATAGCTCAAAGAGAATCATATTTGACGACATTTGCGTGGTCGCCTATTAGGAGTGCGGACGATTTGCTCTTTAATGCCCGCGTTACGCCAATGCTGTTTGATTACCTTGGTGTTGGTGGGGAAATTCATCCAACACCAATGTCGATGCTTGCGCAATGTTTCGATACGTGGAATGGCTCGATTAAGTTTAGATTCCAGATTGTTAAGTCTGACTTTCATAAGGGAAGGATTTTAGCTCGTTTTGACCCTAACTTTCACAGTGGTAATGTCGAATATAACATTAATTATAGTCGTGTTATTGATATCGCTGAGGAAGATGATTTCGAGATTGTAGTAGGTTGGGCTCAATCAGAGAAGTGGTTGAAGTGTGGATCGTTAGCTACTACTTCACGTAATTTTAGTGATATTGGACGTTTAAATTATGTGACCAGCGAGCATAATGGAATCCTTGAGCTCAATGTTTTGAATGAGTTGGTGAGTCCTGGCGAAGATAGTACTATTTCAGTTAATGTGTTTGTGTCTATGTGTGAAGATGCGAAATTTGCAGCCCCTAATAATTCAAAGCTCAATAA